CGCGAGATGAGCAGGAAAGAAGAAAAGGAGAATTATCTCAGCACGAATGTTTTTTACTTCGAACTAGATACGATGATGTACATCCTACGGAAAAGGAAAAAGCAAGTCTGACCCAGGAAGCAAAAGAGAGGATGCTACAAAAACCAAGTGAAGAAGAAATTCGAAAGTCAAAAGAAAGTGATTTAAAAGTAATGAAGATGTTTGGACTTATTCCAGAACAAGTGACATTTGAGGAATGGGAAAATGCAGGATATCCTATAGGATGGAAAAACGAGTGATTTTATCTGACTTCCATTATCAATACTTGTAAGTTTTGATAATGGACAGATAACAACGAAATATAGAGCGGACAGCTTTATCAAAACTTATTATCAAAAATAATGCCATCAATCATTGCGATTGGTGGCATTTTTATACTTATTTTTAAGAAAAGGGAGGTAAGAGAACATGAAAAAGTATGTTGGAACAAAAGTAATTGAAGCAAGACCAATGACAAGAGGGGCTTATAATAATTACAGAGGTTGGCAGATTCCAACGGACGAAAATCCAGAGGATGCAGGCTATCTCGTGAGGTACAGTGATGATTATGTAAGTTGGTCTCCGGCATATGCATTTGAGGAAGCTTATAGAGAATACGATGAGAATAAACTTCCAGCAACTGCAGTGGGTATGGTGAGCGAAGATTATAAGGAACGTTTTAAGGCAGAATATAAGCAGTTAGAGATTCGCTTTGACGGATTAAGAAAAATGCTTAAGAAATGGGATGAGGGAACGCTTGCCTTTGAACCTACTTGCCCACGCAGCACTTACAATATGCAGCTTAAAGCTATGGCAGATTATATGGCGGTACTTGAAGCGAGAGCAGTAATGGAAAATATAGACTTAATGGTTTAATTGCGCCGGCGCAAGAAAGGAAAAACGATGAAAAAGAAGATTTTATTAGTAGTGATGGCGACAGTATTAGCACTGGGAGTTCTTACCGGATGTTCGGAATCTTACAAAGTATCACAGAATGTATCCCAAGAAGCTGACAATTTTAACGTAACAAGAAAGTTGACAGTGATTAATGCCAGAACTGACACTGTATTGCTTGAACTTACTGGAACATTTGCTTTGCAGAATAATAATGATAACGAGCTTGAAGTTATCATCGAAACAGCAGAGGGAAAGTATAAGAAAGATTTGGTTTATCTGAATGATTATACAATGTATGTCGTTGAAGATGTTTCGGGAGCGAATGTGGATAAGTATCACTATGAAATCAACTTCTTACCGGAGTGGGGAGCTAAGATAACTCATAAAAACTAGGAGGTGATCCAGATTATCTCCCACCGGCGGGGAATGACCGGAAAGAAAGGAGGACTTCTATTGATTGAAGTAAGTGTTCGAAAAAATCAAATCAAAGTAAAAGGACACGCTAGTCTTGCAAAAAAAGGGGAAGACATTATATGTGCAGCGGTTTCTATGCTCACACAGAACTTAGTTAATTCTATTCAGAATTTGACACAGGACAAGGTTGCTTGTGTAATAGAGTCAGGAAAAGTAATCATAAATTTAGATTTTGAGAATCTATCAGAACAAACAAAAACTCTGATAGATTCTTTTTTTCTTGGCATCTGCAGTATAGCGAATGAATTTCCAAACAATGTAAAAGTTATGTAACTATTATTTGTCCGAAATGACATTAAACTACCCAGAGTGACGGTTCGGACTTAGTACGGAGCGGTACAGAAAGGAGCAATATGAGTAAATACAAATTAGATTTACAGTTATTCGCAGAAGGAGACGGTGGCGGCGCAGGAGACGGCAGCGGAGCCGGAGCGAAAGGAACAAACGGAAACAACCAGGGCGGCGAAGGAAGTAAAGAAACTGTCAGCTTCGATGATTTTTTAGCACAGGAAGGGAATCAGGCAGAGTTTGACCGCAGAGTACAGAAAGCAGTGAATACAGCTGTAGGAAATGCACAGGCAAAGTGGAAGGCACTGACGGATGATAAGCTCTCAGAAGCAGAAAAGCTTGCACAGATGACCGAATCGGAAAAAGCAGAGTATCTTCGCAATAAAGAGAGAAGAGAATTTGAAGAAGAAAAGGCGAAATTTGAGCAGGAAAAGCTTCTTGTAGAAGTTCAGAAAGAACTGCAGGAGAAATCTCTCCCGTTAGGATTTGCAGAATCTTTAGCAACCATTATGGATGCAGAGAAGATTAAGACAGCAATCACAGATATTAAAAAGGTCTGGGATGCAGAAATCTCTGAGGCAATCAAAGCTAAGGCAAGGCAGACTCCTCCACATGACGGCGGAGGAACTCATGCCGGAGGCAGAAGCAGAAATGCAAGTATTGCCGAAATGGCCAAACAGAGCAGAATCATTAAATAAAAGAAAGGGTAGGAAAAATGCATAAAACAAAATTAGATTTACAGTTATTTGCTTCGGAATTTAATCCGGATAATGTAACAATGTATGAGAAAAAGGATGGAACAATCCCGGAAAAATACAATACGCTTATTTTAAAAGATGTTATGGAAAACAGTAAGGTCATGCAGCTTGCAAAGTATGAAGAAATGGATGGCAAAGAAAAGAAATTTGAATACTTTGCAAAAGGACCAGGTGCTTACTGGGTAGGTGAAGGCGAAAAGATTAAGACATCGAAAGCACAGTGGTTAAATATTAAGATGGTTGCCAAAAAGCTTGGTGTAATCATCCCATGCTCAAGAGAATATCTCCAGTATAAGATGTCCGATTTCTTCGAAGTTATGAAACCGAAGATTGCAGAAGCATTCTATAAGAAGTTTGATGCGGCAGCAATCTTAAATGTGGAAAATCCGTTTCCGCAGTCGGTAGACGGTTCTACAGAAAAGGCAGGAAATACAATCAATGGAGAGCTGACCTATGACAATATCCTTGCCCTGGAAGACTTGCTGACAGACGAAGATTACGATGCAAATGCCTTTATCTCTACAAAACGAAATAGAAGCACTTTAAGAAATGCACATAAGATCGAGAACGGTGTTGTTATCGAATCAATCTACGATAGGGGAAATAATACCATTGACGGAATGCCGGTTACAGACCTTAAGTCACTTGACAAAGGAACATTATATGCCGGTGATTTCGACTACATGTATTATGGAATCCCATTTGGCATGAGCTACAAGTTAGATGAATCCGCACAGCTTTCAACGCTGACCAATGCAGATGGAACACCGGTTAATCTGTTTGAGCAGGAGTTAGTAGCTTTAAGGGTAACAATGGATGTCGGTTTTATGATTGTAAAAGATGAAGCATTTGCGAAATTAACGGCCGGCTCCTTAAAGGCATTAAAAGTAACCAGTGCGGCAGGAACAAAAGCAGGAGATACGAAGGTTACCGTAACACCTGCGGCTACTGATAGCAATACATACAAGTATAAAGTTGGGGAGAACCTTGATATGCCAGTAAAAGGACAGAATGTAAAAGGCTGGACTGTATGGGACGGAACCTCCGATGTCACAGCAGAGACTGGAAAAGAGATTGTAATCGCTGAATGTGATTCCCAGTATAAAGTTGTTGGTGCGGGAAAGACAGAGGCAAAATCGAAAGCGGGTGCGTAGATGTATAGGGTGATCAAAGAATTTGCAGATTTAACAGATTATAAGAAAATCAAAGAAGGGAAAATTTATCATGAGTATTCTGTCGGGGACACATACCCCCGACAGGGCAAAAAAGTAGATGAAAAACGAATTAAAGAACTTCTTGGAGCAGAAAACGCAAGAGGAGAGCCTCTGATTGAAGCGGTACAGGAAGGTGATGCACAGTGACAGACATCGTTTTATTAAGCGATTTAAAGGAATTATTAGGACTCCCAGAAGAAGAACATAGTCTTGACCGAAGATTGACATTAATCCTTACAGGGACAAAGAAACGGTTGAAGTTTCTCCTTGGCGGATTAGATCCGCCAGATGAGATGGATTATATTCTTTTAGACGTTTCAATCATCCGGTATAACAAGCTTGGTTCAGAAGGGCTTTCTTCCCACAGTGTTGAGGGAGAAAGCCTTTCTTGGTCTGATAATGATTTCTCAGGATATATGGACGATATCAATGCTTATCTTGACGAACGAAACAAGAACAAAAGAAAAGGGGGATTCAAATTCTTATGAGGTACGGCACACAAGTATTTTTTCAGAAACGAGTCCCAGGAGCATATGATTCCGATACGGGAAATTATGAAGAGGATAAAATTCAGGAGACATTAAAATATGCCTCTGTCATGGACACACAAACAAAGATGCTTAAATTAGTCTATGGCAGCATAAAGCAGGGAAGTCTTACGCTACACATTCGGAATCATTGTAAAGAAAAATTTGATTAC